TCTGGGCGTAGTACACCGTCACCGTGGCGTCGAAAACGGACGAGGTGTCCACGTTCTCGTCAGGCGCATGGCAGAACGACCAACGCACACAGGTTCTGGACGGCGCGGCAGAGTCGGGTCCGGCAGGATCCATCCGAACGACCACGATCGTGTCAGTCGATGAGATCGGTTACGAGGTCTTCATCCTGGACCCGTCCAAGTCGTACACGTTGACGATCACTGAGAACTGAGGAGGAGGAGCCGATGTCTGCGGTTCTCCCGCACTACAAGCAAGGGCCGATGAACAAGCAGGTGTCCACGCTTGTCATCGGCGGAATGATCGTCGGCCCGACGACTCCAGGCTCATCCACCGACCTGACCGTGGCACCGACGTCCACGGGCACCAACGCCCCGTACTACCTGGGTGTGGCGGGCAAGGACGCCAACACCATCGCGGTGCAGACCGGCGCGGCCAACGCATACGGCCAGCCCGTGATCGACATCTCCGTCCTGGACGACTACACGTCCGTCTACTACGGCATGGTCGATATCTGGGTCTGGTACAACGGCATCGTGCCGGAGGGCATGGCCCTGATCATCAGCACCACCACACCGGGTACCGTGGTCACGGGCAGCGCCGTCACCGATCCGAAGCTGATCGTCGGCAAGTGCACGCATCCCGGCGGCGTCACGTCCGGCATGCTGGTCGCCAACACGCTGATCGGCGGCGGCACGTACTTCCTCGGCCGCGCCCGGATCTTCTAGAGAGGAGTGACCGATGCCTACTGGCGCTCGCGGGTACTCAGACTCACCGCGAATCACAGTCAACGAGCTGCTGAAGGACCCGCTGGTCATTCCTGCGCTCATCCTGGACATCACGCAGAACGAGTTCATCGTGGACTCGGTCCTGCGCAACGGCGGCGCCGCACCGAGCGGCGCGGTCCGCTACTCGGAGTCGACGCCGCTGTACGCGGACGACTACCCCGAGGTCCGGCCCGAGTTCGGTGAGGTCCCGGTCGTGCCGACCAGCATCGGCATCCCGCGAGTTGTGTTCACCCACGAGCGCGCGATGGCGATCATGGTCTCCGATGAGATGCGCCGCCGCCAGACCATCGACCCAGTGACCCGGCAGCTGCTGCAGGTCAAGAACACGATGGTCTACTCGTGGAACATCGCGTTCTACTCGGCCGTCGTGGCGAACGCCTCAATCCAGACCCTGGCCGCGTCCAACGCCTGGGCCAGCGCCTCGGCCACGATCCGCGCGGACATCGCGCAGGCCTGCTACCTGGTGGAGAACGCCAACATCGTAAGCCCGTCGGGCGTCACGCAGTGGCTGGGCTTCGAGGCCGACACGCTGATCATCAACCACGGCACGAAGAACACGCTGCTGCAGTCCAGCACGTTCGCCGCGCCGTACATCGGCGACATCGCGTCGGAGAACCTGCTGTACACCGGCGTCCTCCCGCAGAAGATCTTCAACCTGGACGTGCTGGTCTCCCGGCAGGTCCCGGCTGGCAACGCGATCGTCATGCAGCGCAACCGCGCCGGTTTCTACGCGGACGAGCTGCCGTTCCTGGCCGGTCCGCTCTACCGCGACGAGCCGCGCAAGACCTGGCGCTCGGACACCCAGCGGGCCAGCGCCATCGGCCTTGACCAGCCGTACGCCGTCGCTCTGCTGTCGGGGGTCTGACATGCCCCGCTGGCAGGCGCTGATGAACATCTCGCTGCCCCGCAAGGGTGACGTGGACAAGCAGACCGACCTGATCCCCCCGGGCGATACGTTCGAGGCGGACGAGGCCCGGGTGCAGAACCTGCTGAACCCGAAGTTCGGGCCGCCGCGGATCCGGCGCATCGAGGACCAGAAGCTGGAGATGCCGAACATCCTGCCGCGCATGGTCTCCAACCGGCAGTTCGGCCCTCCGGCCGGGGCCCGGCCGGACCCGGTCCAGTCCAGCGCCGTCCAGGTGCTGGAGAAGATCCCGGAGCTCACCGAACCGCAGCCGGACAGCGAGCAGAAGCCGGTGGAAGAGGCCGTCGACATCCCGCCAAGGCGCGTCCGCGCGCAGGCGGCGAAGGGGACAGGGTGAGGTGAGCCATGGCGTCGTCGGGAATCCCGAGCGAGCCGGTGGCCGCCGTGGTGACCTGTCCGCGGTGCGGCACCCCTGTGCGGCGCAGCATGGTCAACATCAACGGCACCGTCTCCCGGTGCGCCGGGTGCGAGTGGCAGTTCACACCCGGTCTGGTGTCCGTCGGATCCGCACCCGGCGTCCCCGCCAGCGGCACGTCGACCACCAACCTGGTCACCAACAGCACGGGCTCGATCGTCATCGTCACCCTCAGCGGGTTCACGCTGACCTTCGTCTACGTCAACGGCGTCCAGGTCGGCACCACCAACGCGGCGTACGCCGTGCCGGCAGGCGGCACCGTAT